TATTATAATCAGTGCTGTTTACTTTAGCTAATACTTGCCCAGTAGTTCCGCCAGTAGGTACACCAACACCAACATTACCTTGTATACCCTGTGGTCCTGTTGCACCCACGTTTCCTTGTATACCCTGTGGTCCAGTATTACCTTGAATGCCCTGTGTGCCTTGTGGTCCAGTATTACCCTGAATACCTTGTGGCCCAGTGTCGCCAGTGTCGCCTTTTGCACCCACGTTACCTTGTATGCCTTGTGGCCCTCTTGGACCAATGTTGCCTTGTGGCCCACGTGGGCCAGCTGGGATGTCAGCAATGGCGCCGTCCACATAAGTCAGTGTGGCATAGCTGGTTAAATCCACACCTTCCAGTTGAGCATTGGTGATGGCAGTGGTAACTACATTACCCACATACTCTTGCGATGCTAGAACAGCAAAGCCGCTGTCTGTGACGTTGTCATGTACGTGGATCTCTTTAGTGTCAGTGTTAAGCGTCAGTTCGCCCAGCGGACCAGTGTAATTGGTAATCTGTGCAGTGTTACCACGTTTTAATAGGATGTGTCCAACATTAGCGTATACAGTTGTCATTAAATAACTCCTCCATCAATGATAACTTCGCTTAGATCGGATACGGTGTCTGCGTAGTATGCTGGTAGAATTTCCAAATCGATTGGAACTCCGTAGTTGTCGTCGATATAGATCGGTTGTTCTGAGTTATCTGATTGTTTAATTGTCTTGAATGTCAGTTTGTAGAAACGTTGTTCTAGTGTGTTGATAGTGGCACGGTCCAAAATTACATTGCCGCGGCCTTTGGTAATGTCGGTAAATTCCACTGCAAAACTTTCCACTGTGATTCCGTTCAGTGGGTCTTGTATCGCAGCCATCATCACGTAATTAGTCAGGTCCACTGACTTTTGATCCTGGTTACTGACTAAAACTTGTATGGGGTTATCTATGCCCTGATAGATTTTAATAGGTCGACTGTACACAACTCGGTTCCTCACAGTGAAAATGCTGGGGTCAAAAACTTGAACCTCAGCAGTATTGGGATATAAATACGTTTTGACTACGATCATTTTTGTGGTCTTTAATCTATTTAGCAAATTTTTTTTGTCTGATAGCGGCCAGAACAGATACATACCGAACAACAAATAAAACATTTTGGATAGCCACTACAAAACCCTTTTAGATTCATACCCGTTCCTCAGCTACATCACGTATGGCGGCCTGGATTATATTGGGGTAATACAGAACTGTGATGACATCATCACCAGTATGTACGACTATTCCATGCTGAAATCGCCAGATCAGAAGATGAACTTCCTGACGTTGGCAGAGCAGTGGTGGTGGGAGAGTAATAGGCAGATGCCTATCAATGTGTTCTTAAAGAACGACTGGGCGCCGTTCCGTGTGTTCCTCAAGACCTTTAACAGCAAGGACGTGGTTATACACTACGGCCCACAGGTCAACTTAAAAGAGATCGCTCAGAAGCGATCAAAGCGCAGAGTTATCACCCTGGTCCGCAAGATCTAACAAATTCATATGCACCGCTACCAGGTGTGCATACCCCACAGCGTGGGCTTTCTTGAAACTGTAGCCTTCTTCAGTTTTATCCCAGACAGTTTTGGCAACCTCAGCCCATTTTAACCCCACTAAATGGCGCTTGCCTGGTCGTATCAGACTCAAAAACATACTCATGCGTTCGATGCTGTCGATGGGCTCGGGCACCTGTCGTGCTACTGAGTAATGGTTGCCAATGTGTATCACTCGAGCAAAGAACTCGGGATCAGATAACTTGTTCCAGGGTGCTGGGCGGGACATCAGTTCATTTAAATGCTGTTCATCGCGCACTTGGCTGTACACATGCACGTTGAGCAAATCCAGCTTGTAATAGCCACGATTTTCAGCAGTATCGTGGTCGATTCCAGCAATTCCCAGCTCGGGATCAACAGGTATTTCAGTAAAATACACACCAGTGTTGTGCTTGACTAGAACGTCATCTCTAGCGATACTGGCAGGAACGTGTTTGAGCACAGCCAGAGCTTGTGATCTGTCTGCAAAGTCGATATCGATATCGCCGTGTTTTACAATCCCGCTGTCTTCAGTACTTGTTGGGCCCATGTGGTTTCCTCAGGTAGTTCGTGTATGTGTTTGTTCCAGTATTCGGGATCAATATAAGGGTATATCATTTCCAATAGGTCGCCTGGCAGTCGTTCCAGGAACTTGCGACCAGTTTCGCAGTTGTACAATGCCCAGGGACTGATACGGCCACTGCTGATGTGATGACAGATTCTGTTGGGATTACCAAATCTAAAGTAATCATTCAGTCCCACCATGCCCTCAGTTGCATCAGCATACTCTTGCATGGTCTCAACAGCACGTACTAGAGCATCTGAACTGTTTTCACGACGTAGATATTGTATCAGCCACTCGGTGTAGAACTTGTCCGAGCACCAGTAGTCCAGCTTCTTGTTGTTCTTGAGTAGCCACACAGTATAACTGGCAGCATCCAGTGCTCGTATGGCCTGCATGTGTCTACCATATTTTACAAAAGCAGTGTAGTAGGCGCTCTTGGCAAAGTTGTCGTATGTTTTATTGGCAGTGCTGCCTTGTGTCATCTCGTAGAACTTGAGATAGGCCTGGAATCCAATCTGTACGCCCACTTCTTTTTCCTGCTGAGCTCGACGTTTGGGCTCGCAGGTGTGACTGGCCAGAGTTTTCTCTTTGGTAAAACTGCGCTGGCAATACTGGCATACGACTTTAGAGCTGTTGTTTGTCATCAATGCCAAGCTGCTTCTGATATTTGCGGATGGTAGCTTTGTCATTTAGTTTGTTCAGTAGTTCTAGGTCCGATTGTTTCATTGTGGGATACTGTGCTTCCAGGAACTTCATGGACTTGTTGCCTTCACCAGCTTCTTTCTTCTTGTAGCCGATCCATTCATGTCGCTGTTTACCCACACCAGGACTGATTGCTGTGGCCAACAACCAGGCCAGTTTGGTATGTTCACGTGGGATACTGAAGTAGTGTTTGTTCAGTGTCTCGTTGGTGTTCATGATGTAGTAGGCCTGCATGTCAGCATTGTTGGCCACGATGCTACCCCAACGTATCATCAGGTATGCGCTGAACTTCTTCTTTTCCTCGTCAGTGAGGCTGTCATAGAAGTCACGATCCTTGGCATCCAGTGCCGCCATCTCATTCCAAATATCCAGTTTACTCATAGTCTTTACCTAGCTTGTACAGCATTATAGCTTGATCCAGTACGTTTTGTAAAGCGGGGTTGGACCGAGCTTCACGCCGAATGTCCATCCACATTTCATTTTCCAAAGTGATCTCACGAACTGATTTGGCTTGTGCGTCCCAGCCAACAGCAGTTCGTGTATTGGGGGCGGCGCCAAACTCTCTAGCATAAGTGACACCATCCACCCGCTCATAAATGTACTGTGTATCAGGCTTGAGCGATCCCATATCACCAGGCCTTGTTGTAGTCTACTACCTCGCTCTGTCTGCTAATGTCTTTCACAAAGTAGACACACAAGGGTTTGTCAACGCCAGTCTGCAATGGCACTGCCAGCATCTGTCCAGGTTTCAGTTTGGGGAAGTACCATTTCACATCCTGATAGATGTCCACAATTTCCAATTTAAAGAACTCGGGACGGAAACTGCTGAGTGGGTTGAAACTGAATGCACTGAATCCACGATCGTTGATACTGGTCAGCGGTACCACTTCGAGGTCGCCCAAATCGGGTTCGCCAATCAGGATCTGCCAGTCCACAGGCATCTGTACTTCATGTTCTCCAATACGCAATACCAGTGCTGGTGCGTTAAAGCTCTCCAAAAATATCAAGGGGATAAAGTAATAGTCAGGATCTTTGGGGTCTGAATTGTCAAACACACAGAATCTCAAATCGTCTACCTCGTCAGGAATCTCCACCATGGGGAATGCCTGGTTATCAAGCGTTAATAATCTCATTGCCACGTTACCTTTTCTGTTGTGTGAGGGTACTTAGCGTCGTTGTAAAACTGACGACGCTTAGTCAAATGTCTTTTGCTGAACTTGCAGGTGCTGGTTATGTCCCAGATCTGTACGAAGTCTTTGTCTTCTGCTTTTCTAATGCCTCGCCCAATACTCTGTATAACTCGCGTAAAGCTCTTTCCGGGCTCCAGCATAACCAGATTAAAAATACGAGGGATATTAAGACCAACAGCGGCCACACCGTAAGTCGCCACAATAATCTTATTAGTACTAGTTGCAATTTCGTCATATTCATCTTTTCGATCAGCTATCTTGGTGTTGCCGCTGACAAATACTGCGTCAGGAATTGCCTCTACTATTCGTTGTCCTGCGCTGATGCGGTCTACCAAAACCAAAGTGTTACCAGTGTCACTTATGTTTTTTATCATGGTACTTATGTACGTCATCCTGTCTTCGTTATCTAATAGATACTTGAGTTCACTCTGGTATGTCTTGTACTCAGTGTAGTCCACCAGTTGTTTAACGTTGACGTGACACTGTGCCAGCACGCCACGCTCTTGTAGCTCGGCAGCACTCAGATGGCCCACTACTGGACCCAGGCTCACGTACAGTGCCTGACTTTCAAAATCTTCTTTGGGAATAGTACCAGTAAGACCCCAGCGGATGGGCACATGGGAGAATGTACTGGTCAATAATGTTTTAAGTGCATCTGCTTTGGCCATGTGTACTTCGTCAACAATTACGCACACGACATCTTCAATAAAGTCTTCAATTGGCACTTCTGCTTCACCAGCTTTGGTGTTCTTGAGCATGTTGTTGAGACTCTGCCAGGTGCAGATGGTGTGTTGTTTGTTGAACTCCTTGCGGTCGCCGAAGTAAACACCCACATCCAGTCCCACGTTTTTGTAGTCTTCTTCAGTCTGCACCACCAGGCTCTTGTTGGGCACAATAACAATCGAGCGCCCATAGTCCTGCACACTGTAACTGAGTGCGGCTGTGGTAATAGTCTTACCAGCGCCAGTGGCCACCTCCTGAATACACTGTGGGTTGGCCAGGAAGTCGTTGATCACTTTAACCTGATAGTCACGTAGTGCAATGGGCGCACCAGCTATAGGATGCCCCTTGGGCCAGGCGTATGCGCCAAAGGTGTCTTCAGTAACCTGTTTAAAGTTAAACGTGGTGATGTAGGAGCGATTGTCTTCTATTTCCACATCAATGCCACGGTCTTCCAGCACGGGTAAAATCTGTGGCAGTAGATTGATATAAGTGGCCCCGCTCAACTGGAAAAAGCTGACCTTGCCGTCCCAACGTCCCAGTCGCACTGCTGGCTGATAACGTGCGCCTGGCACGTCATACTTGAACATGTTAATCAGAGTCTTCCTAGTACTAAGATCCAGTCCCTCCAGTTTACAATTTACTTCATCGCGTATCTGTAACTTACATATTGTCATTAAATTAATTTCCCTGAGTTATTATACGCTATCTCGACATGATATACAATCTTTTCTGCATTTTGTATCCAAATTTGGTTATGTGGACCGTATAAAAGTCCACTCATGCTGACTAACAATGGAATAGGATCTTCCAGAGATTTGATCACGTTGTTGCAAATCACCAGCTTCTTGTCTTTGGGGATATGTGTCACTGCATTGACTGCACTGTTGTTATACACTTGAACTTCGTCAGGGGTAAACCGCTTGTTGATGGTCTCCCAGATGCGTGGTGTCTGGTTGTTGCGACCAAATAGCACCACTGGAAAACGATTGACCAGACAAGCGTACTCTAAAATTGAATCTAGGTTCTTGTTGGCAGGATCCATGTGAGTGTTCTTTTGCACAATCATATTAACCAGTTCAGCACCGTATTGTTCTGTTAATGAGTCCTTGATGCTGTCGCTCAGTGTGTACCCCAATACTGACCCCAGATCGCACACTTCAACGAAATTGGCTGGAGCACGTTCCATCAGGTAGTTGGTTAAACTGGGCTGGGCGTTCACCACTTGCCAGTTGTCAGCATCACCTTCTAGTGTGATGCCGTAGGGTGTGGTCTCCAGTTCAGTAATTTCGTGGAACAATGCTGTCAGTCGTTCACAGCATTCAATCTGTGTTGCTCGGCAAAAACTGACCACCACGTTTACGTTTTGTTCAGTGCAGGCAATGTCCCACTGCTTTGATTTCTTGTTCCAGATAAACTTACCACAACCGTGTTTGGCAAACTCACGCATGGTGGCAATCATGTTGGTCTGATATGGAAACTTGAGATGGATCATGTTGCCTTCTACCCAGGCTCGTTTGGTCTGGTCAATCACACGCATGGGCAAATAAGTGGGCGCATCTGCATCCACCGTGACACCCAGTGCCACCATCTGACGTGTGTATTTTCTAATCAGATGTCTTGCCAGGTCACATTGCTTTTGTGTAAAGCCAGTCTGGCGCTGTGCTTGCTGACTGAAGTCGTAGATCACTCCCTCGTCCTGACGAGCTAGGCTGACTGGTCCACTGCAAGTGCCAGTCACAAAGGCATTCATCCAGCCATTACTCAGTAATGACACCTGCTTGCCATGGGCGTCTTTGTGTCCAGATAAAAAGTGTATGTAGTCTTCTAGAGTTTTCAGCATAATAAAGTGTTGCAAGTCTAACGATATTTACAGTACAAGTCAAAGATTCTTTAGTAAAAAATCAAAAAAAACCCACTCAGTTGCCTGAGTGGGTGTAAAAAACTGTGGTACAGGAGCCGAACAATTTAGCACCACAGTATAGGCAGTTGCCTGCCTAATTGGTTACGAGTCGATCATGCACCGTAGTACTCTAGACTCTTTACAGTAAAACCAGCTTCAGCTTGTTCGTCTGCTTCCTGCTGAGTGTCTACCGTGTACAGATATAGATCGCCTTCCCAGATTTCAAACATATTAGGCCTTGTTGTTTTTGACTGTAGCTTTAAACAAAATGCCTGACAAGAGATTCAGTCCCCATGCCTGCATCCAAGTGACTTCTTTGACACCTTCAATAGCATCAACCAGACAACCATTCCACAACATGAACACAGGCCAGCTGAGAAGGAAACTTAGAAATACCAGGAACGCTAATGCACTGATGATGGTAATGAATGCTTCAAATACTCGCATATTAAACTCCTTGAGGTTTCATACATGTGGTCTGTGCCATGGACTTCCAACGCAGGGGGAAGCTCTTGTACAGTTGACCAATCTTGATAGCCATACGCAGGCTCACTTCACGCAAACCATGTTGGTTGTCGTTCATGAAAGTGATCACTTCGTCAGTGCCGATCTCACCGATGTCCAGGTCCTGGAACAGTTCGCCAGTATTGGCAATCTGTTTGATACGCAGGATCTTGTCACGCATGGTATCCAGAGTCAGGTCCAGATAGTGGCAACGGCTTTGCAGTGCATCCAAGTGGTCACGCAATTTTTGCGATTTCATCTTGTCAAACTTCAAGTTAGTGATAAAGATCACCGAACCTTTAAAGTCAAAACTGTCAGGAATGCCTTCTTCCTTGAGCACACGGCTCTCGCTCAACCAGCTGATCTTGCGTTTCTTGCCCGAGTCCAGAGCACCTTTGAGCAGGTTCAAAGACACATCGTCCAGCAGGATACTGTCGCAGTCGTCAAACACAACCACACAATTTTCGTCCGAGTACTTGTACAGAGTCTGATACAAGCCAATGGGAGTAGCACTGCCTTTGACCACTTCTGCACGAAGGCGCTTGCCAGCAACCACATCAAACAAACAGGATTTTTCAATCTCTTGCTCAACGCCGTAGCTCTTGCCCACACCAGGAGGGCCTGACACAATCATAGCACGAATGATGCCGGCTGTTGCGGCTTTGGTCATCTCATGCAGGATGTCAAAACGGTCGGCAATACGAGCCATGATTTCTTCGTCAGTTTCAGAGCTGACAGGATCTGCATCATAATTAGCAGATGCCACAGGCACGTTGCCTTGGGCGCGGTATTCGTTCTCGCTCACAAACTCGTAGCAAGAAGGGCTGTCAACCAGAATGCGAATGTTGCGATCCAGTTTGTAGTAAGCGCCGTTGACTGTAATATAGCCACCTTTGTTACCAGTTTTGAATTGCTCAACCAGTGGGAACACCAGGCCGCTGATGTTTTGTTTAGCGTAAAAACCCTTGTTGACACGGACGTAAGACATAGTTCAGGCTCCAGTTTTGTTGTTGATGCTGTTATTGTACTGCGATTTCAGGGGCAAGTCAAGCAGTTTCGGTGTTGTTTTCTTGCAACACTTGTACTTTAAATGCTTGCAACGAACCAGCGTCTGCGGGTACGCTGACGTCGCTGGGGAACTTACCACCAAACACTGTAAGGTTCAACCAAGCAATGGAATGGTTGGGCTTTGCAGTGGGTCCAATTGTAATGCTTCGCACAGTGGCTACACGAGTGCCTGCGGCTGATGTGTAACGAATCTGGTCACCTGCTTTGATTGCTAGCATTTTGGGCTCCTGTTTTGTTTTGCTATGTGTGAATTATAGCATTCTGGCCCAAAATGTCAAGTACTACAAAAGTATTACTTTGGAACGCTGATTCCTGAGCTGATTCGCT